GGAGGCCGCAAAACGCGCGCCGTACGAGCGCGCCTATCAGCTCGGCATCAATGTTGCCGCGCCTGCGGCGGGAATCGCGCTCGGCCACGCGACTGCGCGGTCGATCGAGCGGCGCCACGCGGCCTTCCGGACGCAGGCGAACAAGCAGATCGCGGACCTGGCCAAGCAGGCCTCCCGGATCGTCAGCAGGCCGCTGCCCACGGGCGCTGCCGGGCAGGTCAAGGCCGCCAGGCTGGCCGGCATCGTGAAGACCGCCGATCGGCTCAACATTCTGCAGGCGAAAGGTCCGCTCGGGCTCACACGAGCCGCGCTGCTCGTGGCGGAGGGCGCATACGTCCGCTTCGGCCTCGCCCCCAAGGTCGAGAACCCCGTCGCGCGCGAAGCCCTCAATGCCGTCGGCAGCGTGAGCCTGTTCGCCGCGACGACGCAGATCGGTGAGCGTGTGGTGCAGAATGCTACGCTCAGCCGTTTGCCGTCGGCGCCGAGCATGGCCGTCATCGAGACGGCGCGGACGGTCGCCGCATCGTCCGGCGCAAACGTGGCGCCGGCGGCGACCTCGGCGGCAAGCCGCGCCGGAATGGTGCTGCGGTCTGGCCTGGGGGTGGCCGCAAAGATTGCTCTGCCCCTGCAGGTCGGCCTCACAGCCCTCGCGGCAGCGCGCGGCTACCGGCAAGCCGGTCTGCGGGGGGCGATCATCGCCGCCGGAGACAGTCTGACCTTCGGTGCCGTCTCTGCCGTCGCCCGCACGGTCGACGCCTATCGGGGGCACCAGCGTGTTGCGAGCGCGCGGGCCACTCTCGCCCGGGCGGCAGCGGTGCGCAACGCGGTCGAGATGCGGAAAACCGCGACCTTGAGGGCCGCCGCGCGGGCGCAGCCCCGCAGCGATGGGGTGGTCGATGCTTACACGCGCCGCCAGAACGGACGCGTCGTGAGGGTGAGCGGATATCGGCGCAGCAGCTAAAGGGCGGCAGCGAGTCGTCGCGACTCTGCCAATCGGATGGTCGACAGCTACACCCGGAGCCGAGCCGGCCCTGGGTCCGTCATCGTGCAAAGGTGGCGATGTGACGGGTGCAGCATTATCGGCAGCGGCGCAGCAGGCGCGGCGGTCGGACGGCTGGAAGCTCGGGCTCGAGCTGCCGCCGCGGCTGACCGTCAGTCAGTGGGCGGATGCGTACCGGTATATCGCGCGCGGGACGGGGCCGGAGCCAGGCCGCTGGCGCACGGACCGTACGCCGTGGCTGCGCGAGCCGATGGACGAGGTGACAAACCCGGCAGTGGACGTCATCGTCCTCAAGATGTCGAGCCAGGTCGGCAAGACCGAGATTCTGATCAACGTCGCGGGTTACTTCATCGATCAAGATCCGGCGCCGCAGATGTTCGTCCTGCCGACGCTGCAGCTCGCCGACAGCTTCTCTCGGTCGCGCTTCGGTCCGACCATCAATGCCACGCCGCGGCTGCTCGACAGGATCGGGGAGCACTCGAGCCGGGACTCATCGACCACGATCCTCGAGAAGACCTATCCCGGCGGGGACATCGTGTTCGCTGGCGCCAACTCGCCGGCCAGCCTGGCGAGCCGTCCGCGCCGGATCGTGATTTTCGACGAGATCGACAAGTTCAAGGCCTCGATCGGCAACGACGGCGACCCCATAGATCAGGGCTTTCAACGCACCCAGAACTTCTGGAACGCGAAGAAGCTGCTGGCCTCGACGCCGAGCGAGACCGGGCTGTCGCAGATCGACGACTGGTTCCAGCGCTCCGATCAGCGCCATTATGAGGTGCCATGCCACGCGTGCGGCGAATACCAGCCGCTCGAGTGGGAAACCAGATCGGCCGGTGCCGACGGCGAGGAAATCGTCGAGCGGCGCGTGATCTGGCCCAAGGGTGAGCCGCACAAGGCGGAATATTCCTGCCGCTATTGCGGGGCGATGTGGGACGACCGGCAGCGCTACCTGGCGGTGCGTGCTGGGCGCTGGCGGGCCTATGCGCCGTTTCGCGGCATCGCAGGGTTTCACTGTAACGCATTGGTCAGCCCCTGGGTGACGCTCGCCGAGCTCGCGGCCGCGTGGGAGGATGCCGAAGGCAAGCCCGCCAAGGAGCAGGCGTTCGTCAACCTGAAGCTCGGGCTGTCCTACAACCCGACCAAGCGGGCGACGACGACGGCATCGGAGCTCATGGCGCGGCGGGAGGATTACGGGCCGGACCGTCTGCCGGACGATGTGCTGCTGATCACCGCCGGCGTCGACGTGCAGCCGGACCGCTTCGAGGTGCAGTATCTCGGCTGGGGTGCCGACGACGAGAAATGGGTCATTGACCACGTCAAGCTCTATGGTGACGTGACCGACCTCAATCTGTGGCGACGGCTCGATGCCGAGCTGCTGCAGCGCACGTTCAAGCACCCGTCCGGCAAGGAACTCAGGGTGGAATCGGTGGCGATCGACGCCGGCTACCTGCAGCAGCGGGTGCTCGAATTCTGTCGCGAGGCGGCGGCCGCGTGGAAGCCCTATTACGCGACCAAGGGCGTCGATGGGCAGGGGCGGCCGATCTGGAAGGAATCGGCTGAGAAATTCCGGCTCGGCGCCAAGCTCTACCTCGTCGGCGTCGACGACGGGAAGACGACGCTCTACCAGGAGCTTGCCGTTCGCCCGGACAAGGACACGGGTGTGAGGCGGTATCGGGTGCATTTTCCCGCTCACCTCGAGCTCGACTACTTCGAGCAGTTGGTGGCCGAGCGGGTGAAGATCGAGTTCGTGGCCGGTCGGCCGCGGCGGAGATGGATTCTGCCCGGCGGCAAGCGCAACGAGGCGCTCGACACGTTCGTTTTGGCCATGGCCGCGCGTTACCGCTTTGCGGCGGTGGACTACGAGGCGCGGCGCGCGGCCATGCAGGGAACGGCCAGGCCGGCCGATTACGGCAAGCTCGCCGAAATGTTCAATTGAGGGGGGAGGCAGATGACCTCCGACGAGTGCCAGGCGGTGCTCAGGTCGCTCTATGATGCCATGCTGGCGCTGGCGAAGGGCGAACGGGCCGTCAGCATCATGTTCTCCGAGCGCCAGGTCACCTACAGCCAGGGGCAGCTCCGGGATCTGCAGGCCCTGTACCAGGCGCACTACCGCCAATGCGGTGCCGACTCCGGGTTGCCGGACCTGTCAGCCGCCGGCCGTGTCGAGCGCGGTGCTCCTGCCACGTATCGGATGCTCTGATGACCGAGGTCGCCGCACCTGAGCCCGTGGCCGCGCGCCGCGAGGCCGAGATCACGGCTGCCGTCGAGCGGGTGCGGGAGGCCTACCGCGATGCGCAGCTCTACGGCGGCGGTGAGATCGCCTGCTGGCGACCGCGGCTGATGTCGGCCGACGCCGCCGTGCTGCGCGACGGCCCGACGTTGCGCGCCCGGGCCCGCGACCTCGTCCGCAACAATCCGTTCGCCAAAAACGCGGTCCGGATGAACCGCGACGCGGTGTCGGGCTCCGGGCTGAAGCTGGCGCTCAAGATCGACTGGCGCACGCTCGGGCTCAAGGATATCGAGCAGGCCGCGGAATGGCAGGACTTCGTCGTCAGGGCCTGGGAGGCCTACGCCGACTCGATCGAGTGCCAGGCTGACGCGCGCCGGCAGCGCACATTCTCCGAGCTCTTCGCGCTTGCCGACATAACGGACTTCGTCGACGGCGAGAGCCTTGCCGTCATCGAGATGAAGCCGGGTGTGGGGATCTATCAGACCTGCCTCAATCTCATCGACATCGACCGGTTGTCGAACCCGAACGGCATGGTCGACAGCGCCAACCTGCGCGGCGGCATCGAGCGCGACATCTACGGGGAGCCGATCGCCTACCACATCCGCGAGGGGCACCCTGCCGACGTCGGCCTTGGCCTCGGGCAGTTCGTGTGGCGGCGCGTGCCGCGGCAGACGGACTGGGGCCGGCCGATCGTGCTCCACACCTACGACCACACGCGCCCCGAGATGACACGCGGGGTGAGCGAGTTCGCCTCGGCCATCGTGCCGATCAAGATGCTGCAGGAATACTCCGACACCGAGCTGCAGTCGGCCATCGTGCAGGCGGCCTATGCGGCCGTCATCAAGACGGAGCTCGACTGGTCGGCGGCCATGCAGGTGCTCGGTGCCAAGGCTTCGCAGGTGGGCTCTGGCAATCCCATCACCGATCTCGTCTTCGCCCACATGGAGGGTGCGGCCGAGTATGCGGCGAAGCGCGAGCTCCGGTTCATGGGGGCGAAGATACCGCATCTCCTGCCCAATGAGTCCATCGAGGTGCTGCGCGCGACGCACCCGAATTCGAATTTTGCGGCCTTCGAGACGTCGTTCGTGCGGCAGCTCGCGGCGGGTCTCGGCGTCGAGGCGCACGAGCTCGCCAAGAACTACAGCGATGTCAGCTACTCTGCCGCTCGCGCGGCCCTCTTGAGCGTATGGCGGACCTACAGGACACGGCGCAACCGGATCATCAGCCAGTTCGCGATGCCGTTCTTCGGCGCCTGGCTCGAGGAGGCTGTCGCCATCGGCGCCGTGCCCTTGCCGCCGGGCGTCACGGATTTTCTCGCGGCGCGGCCCTACCTGGTGCGCGGCACCTTCATCGCCTGGGGCAAGCCGATGATCGACCCGCTCAAGGAGCGCCAGGCACAGAAGCTCGGCATGCAGATGGGTGTCGAGACCATGGAGGAGGTCTGCGCCGAGGAGGGGCAGAACTGGCGCGACAACCTCGATCAGCTGGCCTACGAGCAGCGCTACCGCGCTCAACTTGGGTTGCCCGATCCGAGCGGACTTCCGCCACCGCCTCCTGTCGAGGACAGCGACGACAACGACAACAAGGAGGCCGCCTGAATGCCCGAGCTCGTGCGCCTGGCGGGCCTGATCTACAATCAGCCGCATCTCATCACGCCGGAGGCCGCCGGGGCCATCCTGCAGGCGCTCGACGGCCGCATCGGCGAGATCGGCGCCAGCCGTTTCGCCGGCACGCCGGTGGTCAATCGCGAGGGCCGCTGGCAGGGCTACAACGTGACGAGCCGCGGCGCCGCTATCGTGCCCGTCATCGGCGAGCTGACGAACCGCGGGGCCTATCTCGGCGCCAGCTCCGGGCTCGTATCCTACGAGGGCCTGCGGCAGCAGCTGCGCAACGCCGCCAGCGACCCGCACGTGCGCGGCATCGTGCTCGACATCGACTCGCCGGGCGGCATGGCGTCCGGAATGAATGAAACGGCAGATCTGGTGCGGGCCATCGCGCAGGAAAAGCCGGTCATCGCGGTCGCAAACTCGCTCGTGGCCTCGGCCGCCTACGGCATCGCCTCCGGCGCCACCAAGATCGTGGCGACCCAATCCTCGCAGCTCGGGTCGATCGGCGTCATCTACATCCACGCGGATAGATCGCAGGAGCTCGCCAAAAGGGGCATCAAGGTCACGATCATTCACGCCGGCGCGCACAAGGCCGACGGCAATAGCTTCATGCCATTGCCGGAGTCGGTCAGGGCCGACATTCAGGCCAGGGTCGACAAGGTATACAGCGCCTTCATCGCGACCGTGCTCGCCGGCCGGCCGCAGCTCACCGAGCGCCAGGTGAGAGACACCGAGGCCCGCGTCTACATGGGCAGCGATGCGGTCGAGGCCGGGCTCGCAGACGAGGTCGGCACGTTCGACGGCGCCGTCGCCGAGGTCGAGGCCGGCAGAGTGCAACCGAGACAGCAGGCGCCGTCGCGCGTGCCTGCTTCAAACCCGCCCCCGAAAGTGGCAGCAAGGAGAAGCACGATGGACATTGAAAAGCCGGCCGCAGCGGGCGGCTGGGAGAGCATGACGCTGGCGGAGATCCAGGAGGCCACGAAGGCCCTGAGGGCCAGCCTCGGCATCCCTGAGACGGAGGCCTCTGCGGCCGTGGTCAACGTCGCTCAATCGATTGGCGACGGTTCGTCAGCCGCAGCAACCGCTGCAGATCAGATAGCCGCCCTGGGACAGGCGCGCACCTACGAGCAGGGCCGCGCCGACGAGCTCGCCCGCATCAAGGCCATTCTCGGTCACCCCGAGGCGAAGGACCGGCAAGTGCAGGCCCACGTGCTCGCTCTGGAGACAGACATGTCGGCGGAGAAGGCCGCGGAGGTCCTGGCCAAGCTGCCGCAGGAGCAGCGCGAGGCCGAGTCCTCCGGCAATCCGCTGGCGAGCCGCACCGCGTTCTACCAGGCCGTGGCGAAATCCGGCGGCAACCCGCGGATCGCGCACCAGGGTGAAGCCGACACGGCGAGCCCCACGCCCGGGCTCGGCGCGGCGATGAAGAACCTCCTCGCCAAGCAGCCCGCGCCGCGCGTGCCTGGGTTGCTGGGCCGCTGAGCCCTTCCGTCACCCCGAAACGCAACTCTCTGACAGGATCGCACCGCCATGGTTGCCATTCGCACAATGACCTGGGATGAGCCGAAGGCCATCTCCGACGTTCTCAAAGCGGAATTCTCCAGCGAGTATTGTCGCGAGGTCGTCACCATCGCCTCGGGGGCCGGTGTGCTCGACATCGGCACCGTTCTCGGCAAGGTCACCGCCTCTGGCAAGTGGAAGGCGCACACGAATGGCGCCTCCGATGGCACAGAGACAGCGGCCGCCGTGCTTCTGCAGAAGGTCGATGCCACATCGGCCGATCAGCAGGCCGTCGTCATCGTGCGTGGTCCGGCCGTGCTGAGCCGATTGGGGCTCATCTGGGATTCCTCCGTCGACAACAACGCAAAAAAGGACGCTGCCATCGCGCAGCTCGTCGAGCTCGGCCTGGTCGTCCGCGACAGCGCCTGACCGATAGACCTTCAGCTCGTCTCAACCACGCTGGCGGCGGGCGCTGCCCGCGCCGATGATTCCCATCTTCCGCGAAACCCGAAAGGAGCCCCGAAATGAGCGGCGGCGCACTCGTCATCGACGGCTTTACGAACCGCGAGTTCTCGGCCGAAGAGCTGACCCTCACGATGAACCAGATCCCGAACTACTACACGCTCATCACGAGCCTCGGGATCTTCGGCGATCCGATTCCGTTGTCCACGACCTACGTGGCGCTCGAGATCGACAACATGGTGCTGAACCTTCTGCCCGCGACCGAGCGCGGCGGCCCGGCGAGCCAGGGCAGCGTCGGCAAGCGCAAGCGGAAGCTGTTCGAGATTCCTCTCACCGCGCACGAGGACGCAATCAAGGTTGGCGACCTGCAGAACCTCCTGGCGTTCGGCTCCAAGGCGCCGATGATGCTCGAGGAGGCCGTGGCGCGGAAGCTGTTCACTATGGCGCTGAAGCACCAGCTGACGCACGAATGGCGCCGCGTGGGTGCGCTCAACGGCATGATCCTCGACGCCGATGGCAGCGTGATGCTGAACCTCTGGACCGAGTTCGGCGTGACGGAAAAGGTCGAGTATTTCGGCGCGGCTGGCAGCGTCAACCAGCATCTGCGCAACGTCAAGCGGCACATCGAGGACAACCTGATGGGCGACGTGATGACAGGCGTCGCGGCGCTGTGCTCGCCCGAGTTCTACGACTTCCTGCTCGAGGATGCGGATCTGAAGCAGGCATACAACGCCGCGGCGGCGATGATGCGCCTCAACCCGAACCTCGACGACGTGCGGCCGATCTTCGTCCACCAAGGCATCACGTTCATCGAGTACCGCGGCCAGGCCTCGGCGGTGAACCAGGACGGCACATCGACCGTGCGGCGCTTCATCCCGGCCGGCACGGCGCGGTTCTTCCCGCTCGGCACCATGCAGTCCGCGGCGTGCTTCGCCGCGCCCGGCGACTTCATAGAGGCGCTGAACATGCCGGGCCAGCTCTACTACGCGAAGGCCGCCCCGGTGCGCTTCGACCGCGGGGTCGAGCTGCACACGCAGAGCTCGTTCTTGCCGTTGTGGATGCGGCCCGCAACGCTGGTCAAGGGCACGATAGCGGCATCCTGAGCTTGAGCCAGCGGCCCCATCAGAGCCGGCTCGCCGGCTCCCATCCCTCACTTGAACGCGGGTGAACACAATGAGCATCTCCGTCCGCATGACGCAGGATTGGGAGTGCCCCGAGGATGCGGACCGCAACGTGGTGCGCCGCTATCCGAACGGGCTCGTTCTTGAGATGACCGACGATGTGGCGGCAGTTGCCATCGCCCTTGGCGTCGCGGAGCCGATGCGTCCGCTGTCCGACGTGCACCAGGCGATGGTCGATGCCGCGGCGCGCGTGCTCGCCGGGGAGGACGTCGACGAGGCCGAGCTCGAGGCCGCATTGGCGGCC